AGCCCACGCTGATATTACCGACAAGTTCGCCAAGAAAGCAGCACAGAACAAGGAGTTTGTTGATAACCTGAGAACTATCTCAAGGGAAAATCCTGAGTATCTCAAGCCATTAATGGAAGCATACGACCTTACCAATGGTGATGTCCGTACGATCTCTGCCCTTAACGGTTGGTTCAATAAACATCTCAACCCTGCTGGTCTGATCACTAAAGGCTTCATCGACAATGACCCCAGCATGCCCAACTTTGTGCAGCAGGGTCTTTGGAGCACGATCTACAACTCAATCCTTTCTGCATCCAGCACGTTTACTAACGCTTGGTTTGGTAACGCAGCCCTGATTGTCTCAAAACCATTTACTCAACTTCTGGGTACGGGTCTTGATTACAAGCAACTCCAGCGCTGGTGGGTGCAGTATGGAGCTATTGGCGACTCATTCCAGAATGCAATGAGCTACGCCCGTCTTCAAACACAAAAGATTATGGATGATCCCGTCAAGTACGGAGACATTGATCGTCCAGACTTTGCAATTATGGATGAAGACCGGTGGATGGTACTTGAAAACATTGCCAGTGCTAGAGCTGCTAAAGGTGAAAGCGGTCCTATGCACATGTACCGACTTGCTAAGGCGCTGCGTGACTTCAACAACTCCAAATGGGTTCGCTACAGTGCCAACCTTATGTCCAGCGGTGACGCTTTCACACGTGCATTCTTAGGCTCAGCTCAAGCTAGAGCACGCGCTTACACCGATCTTCTTGACCAAGGTGGCGATATCACTGAGGCTTCACTAAAGCAGACCTCAGAGCGAATCTACAAGGAGATGTTTGACCAGGATGGCATCATCCGGGATGAAGTAGTCGACTTCCAAACCAAGGAAATCGCTATGTCTCTGGACAACCCTGTCTCCAATGCGGTGACTGGTCTGACCACAGCTATGCCCATCCTTAAGCCATTCATCCTGTTCCCAAGGACAACCACCAACATGCTTGGCATGGGCTTCAGGTATTCACCGTTAGGTGTTCTCCATAAAGACTTCCTGATGGCGGTACGTCCTACTCAGGCAACCAAGGAGCAGATTGCAGAGTTTATGGCTGCCCGTGGCATCACCAACTACAGCTATAACGACTGGCTTGATGCTGCCGCTGAAACTCGTGGCCGTGTTGCTACTGGTGCAATTACATTGTTTGGAGCTAATCAGTTGCTCCTCCAAGGTGCTTTGACTGGTAGTCCGCCTGCTGACAAAGAACAGCGCCGCTCTATGGAAAAGGCCATGGGAGGTGCTTACTGGAACTCAGTCAAGATCGGGAACCAGTGGTATAGCCACCAGTGGATGGGACCAATGTCCAGCGTCCTGACCATGGCTGCTGACACTGCAAACCTATTCTGGGCTAATCCTAACGAGGGCATCCTTGAGAACATTCATGGAAAGATCCTCTATTCTGTTGGCTTGAACATTACGAACAAATCCTGGACACAAGGTCTAGCCTCTTTCTTTGACCTTACTAGTGGCAACAAAGCTGCTCTAAATCGTTGGATTGCTAACACTGGTAATTCAATCATCCCCTTTGCTGGTGCTCGCGGTCAAGTAAGCCGCATCTACGATCCCGCATTGCGTGAAGTCGAGGACGACATAGGCCAACTCATGCGTAATCGCAACTCTCTACTGGATATTTTTGATCCTAATGGGAAGCTGCCGTATTCACGGGACATCATGGATGGTTCTATCCTTAACAACCATAACCTTCTGGTCCGTCTTCTCAACGCCTCGACACCAATCAAGGTTAATACAGACAAGATGACACCAGGTCGTCAACTTCTGATTGATGCTGGTTACAATGCTGTGCCGTCGCTCACTAAATACCACGGTAGTCCTGAGAAGTATACGCATGAGCAACGCAGTAAGCTTGCTGGCTACATGGGTATCTATGGCAATATCGAGGGTCAGTTAGAAGAGCTTACGAAGAAGCCGTGGGTGCAGCAGGAGCTTGCTGCAATCAAAGATGCCCGGATGAAGAATATCGAGAGCAAAGAGCTTGACTTCGGTAAGGGTAATCTCCACCGAGAGATTGACCGTATCTTCCTTCAAGCTAAGCAGTTTGCCGAATCTAAGCTTCTCAACGAGAATCCACAGATGCGTGCCCCAGGCTTTGCTAAAGGCTCACGTGAGATGCAGCTACGCACTGGGCAGGATATTCAAAAGGTTATCAACTTTCACAGACAAGGTAGTTAAAGTTAATGGCTGTCACTCAGAATACCTATACAGGGGACGGAGCTACCGTCCTCTTTTCTTTTACCTTCCCATACCTAGAGACTACCGACATCAAGGTTTCCTTGAACGGTACGATTACAACTGCATACACCTTAGCCAACGCTACCACGATCCAATTCAACACTGCACCTGCTAATGGTGTTGCTATTCGGATCTATCGTGTCACTGATGACGCAGCTCTTGCTGCTCAGTTCTATCCGGGTTCTGCTATCCGTTCTCAGGATCTGAATGATAACTTCACTCAGAACCTGTATGTGACACAGGAGTCGAATAGGGATGCTACGTCTGCTATTGCTACGGCTAATGCTGCGACAACAACAGCTAACTCTGCTGTTACCACGGCTAACGCTGCCACAGCAACCGCTAACACAGCCTCTAGCAATGCTAGTGCTGCTGTAGCAACGGCTAACACCGCTAGCACCAACGCTAGTGCTGCTGTGTCTACGGCTAACACTGCCAGTTCTAATGCCTCTGCTGCTGTATCTACTGCCAACAGCGCAGCCTCTGATGCTGCTACAGCACTGAGTACAGCTAATGCTACCGCTGCTCAGTTTGCTGTTCTTGATGCTAACGTTTACGATAAGACGGAACTTGATGGCGGTCAACTAGATAATCGCTACTATACGGAAACTGAACTTGATGCAGGTCAGCTCGACAACCGTTATTACACCGAGACTGAATCTGATACTAAGTATTGGAACAAGACCACCGAAACAATCGCGTCAAATGAAACGTGGGTTTCTAACGACTCCACTATCCCTACTACTGCTTCTGTTAATAACCGACTGATTGACCTGATCAATGATGTTGGTGCTTATTTTGTAGTTAACTCTGAAGTCACTTTCCCGAATGCTGGCATTGTTGATGCTGGCGGATCACCGGATGCTGGTGTTCTTGTAGCTGTGACAGATGCCACTGGACTTACTTGGAATGGGTCTGGTGTCTCTACAAATGCTACGACCAGTAACTCAACTGCTGTCACTATTACTGGTATCACAGGTACTAGCCCGATCAGTAACTGCGGTATGCAGGTGTTGTCTACCTCTACCCTTCATACCTATACTTTTGTACGTTGGGTAGTTGGTAGCAATGTTGCACAGACGATCTCTGACAACATCAATGAGATCCTCCTTGTAGATAGTAATGCTGCGGCTGCGGCTGCTAGTCAGTCGGCTGCTGCTGCGTCCGCAAGTGCAGCTAGTACATCTGCCTCTAACGCTGCTTCCAGCGCCTCTGCTGCCGCTTCTAGTGCATCTGCAGCGAGTACATCTGCTAGTAATGCTTCAACTTCTGCCACCAATGCTGCCACAAGTGCAGCCAGTGCAGCAAACGCTGTTACAGCAATCAATAACCTTGGTTACTATTTGAACTGGGGTTTGATTACTGATGCTGTTGGTACAACTTCTGATTACGGTGTTCTTGTTTAATTATGTCTACTCAAATTCAACGTCGTAGAGGTACTACGGCGCAGCACAGCACGTTTACTGGTGCTGTTGGTGAAGTTACTGTTGATACTGATAAAGAAGTACTTGTCGTTCATGACGGTGCTCAAGCGGGTGGTTATCCGCAAATGCGGGAGAATGGATCGAACTCTGCACTTGCTCTTGGTAGTGCTGCTACTCCGTCTCTGAAGTTCTCCGGCGACACAAATACCGGCATTTACTCCCCCGGCGCAGACCAAGTAGCCATCTCGACTAATGGCACTGGGCGGTTGTTTGTTGATAGCACTGGTAAAGTTGAGGTCTCCAAGGCGACCGGCTCTGCAACTCTTTCGCCGACTGAGTTTTTTATAAGCTCGACGACAGACGCAAATGACTGGAATACGACTAATCCGTGGGCACGTCTTGCCTTCTACTCCGCAGATACCACCAACGGAGCAAGAACTCGTGTAGCCATTGATGCTGTCCAGCAATTCAGCAACGGCAATGTATCTGCTCTTTCGTTCAAGACAGATAATGGCAGCGGCACGCTAGTAGAAAGGCAAAGGATTTCCTATACAGGCATAACAACTCTGACCTCTGCTGCATCTACGGAGCCGCTGATTGTCAAGATTGATACAAGTGAAGTGGCTCGCATTGACTCCAGTGGCCGCCTAGGTCTGGGGACTAGTACGCCTGAAACTTTACTTCACGCAAAGACAACCCAACAATTTAGCGAGACCAGTGGCTCTCAAAGTGCTGGCATCCTAATTGAGCAAAGTGGAGGCACTGCTGGTAATGGTGCGTATTCCACTGCTATTACATTAAGCAAGATCAATAGCAGTCGTCCTGGCGCGGCTATTGCGTCAGTACAGACTAGTTCGGATGAAGATCAGCTTGGATTGGCGTTTCTCACGCATTCTTCTTCTACAACAAATAGCACTCTTACTGAAGCACTGCGCATCACTCACGACGGGAAACTGGGTCTGGGGACTAATAACCCTGGCGCATTATTTGAAGTATCTGATTCCGTTCAAGCCACCAACAGCGAAGTTGCTATTAGGTTAAGCACAAACGCTGCAACTGTTTCAGCGCGTAATGAAATCAGGAGTGGACATACTAATAACACAAATCCTTATCTATCTTTTGCTGTCAGAGAAACAGCTAGTCCATTTGGCGTGGTGGAGCGGATGCGTATTGACAGCTCCGGCAGGTTGTTGGTGGGAACGACTAGTTGGTCTAGTAATCACAAACTGGTCGTTTTAGGGCAAACAGGTAATCCTACCGCTAGTGGGCGTGTTGCTATTGCCAGGAATAATTTCCTCAGCACTGCAGACATTCCTTTGGGATTTTTACAGTTTCAAGATGGAGACGAAAATGATTATGCCTCGATTGGTGCATATACCGATGGAACATCAACAACAGGCACGGATCTTCCTGGGCGTCTAGTGTTCTCCACTACCGCCGACGGAGCGAGCAGCCCGACGGAGCGGATGAGGATTGATAGCACCGGCAAAGTGGGAGGTTTTGACTATTACAATGGGTCTCCTTATAGAGGGAGTGCTTCATATCAGGCATTAGGTCACACCTTCACTCGTGTACATACAATAGATAGCACCAGTAACACTTGGTCAAGCCAGCGATCAGGGCTAACAGCAGTTTGTGAAGGTGGCGCTGGCGGCAATGGTCAAACAGGAACGGTTGCACTTACCTGCGTAATTGATAATGCTGGTGCCGGCAACACTGGAGCAATTCTTCGTGGCTGGAGTGGTGATCCGTCAGGAACGCCAACTCTTAACATTCAGATTGCAGCTAACGGGAATGTAACCAATACAAACAACAGTTACGGGTCTCTGTCCGACATACGGTTGAAAACAAATATCCAGCCGGCGTCTTCCCAGTGGAGCGACTTAAAACAGCTCAACGTTGTCAATTTTGAGTTTGCGGATGACAGCGGATACGCGGATGGAAGTAAATATCTCGGGCTTATTGCTCAAGAAGCGGAATCAGTCAGCCCAGGAATTGTAGAAACCAGCCCAGATGAGGATGGAATTAAATCGGTAAAATATTCCGTGCTCTACATGAAGGCAGTCAAGGCGCTGCAGGAAGCGATGGAACGCATCGAAACACTTGAGGCCAAAGTTGCAGCCCTTGAGGCCCAGTAGTCCTACTCACTAGTCAACTTCTAATTTGACTCAAGTTTGAAGTTGGCTAGTCACCACACCTAATCCCTTTCTCAAGAGCCTACCACTGCGGTGGGCTCTTTTCTTTTATTCATCATTAACCATGTCTACCACTTTTACCTGGAACATTGCAAACCTTGAGCGTACTCTTGCTACCGGAGAAGTCACCGTAGTTCACTATACCGTGACTGCTAAAGATGACGCCTATAGCTCCGGTGCATATGGTTCTCTTGGTCTTGATCCTGCTGAACCTGACTCGATGGTTCCGTTTGCAGATCTTGACGAATTCACCGTTGCTAGCTGGGTAGCTAACAAGCTTGGCCCTGAAAAGGTGCAAGAAATTCAAGAGGCCCTGCAACAACAACTCGATCTCCAACGCACTCCTGTGACTGGTTCTGGAGTTCCCTGGAATACACAACCTACCGTCTGAGGTAAATCGTGATCACTATTCTTGGCATCAAGGTTTCGTATGAGACCTTGGCCTTCTTTGCTTTATTTATTGCTTCTGAATACCTTGGCATGACCAAGAAGCGTCGTGCCAATAGTGTTACCCAAGTCATCTCAATGGCGGCTGCTTACTTCGGCAAGACCCGTACTGAAGACGACCAGATCCGCCGCTTCCGTCGTGCATTGAAGGGGAAGTAGTTCGATGGTACTGCTGCAAGTTAAGCAGTACTACCCCCAAACGGACAGTGCAACAGGTCACGGAGATCGGATGTGTTTCTCATCGACATGTGCGATGGCCATCAAGTTTCTCCGTCCTGATGCACTAAAAGGTAGTAATGCAGATGATGATTATCTGAGAACTGTTCTCAAATACGGTGATACAACCCAATCCACCAGTCAAATCAAAGCCTGTCAGCAGTACGGTGTCTTTGCTTCTTTTTACCAGAAAGGAACAAGACAATCACTACTCAATGAACTAAAGGCTGGCTATCCAGTCGCTGTTGGCATTCTCCACAAAGGCCACGTCTCCAATCCTGTTGGTGGTGGCCACTGGATGCTGTTGATTGGTGATGACGGAGAACACGGAATCTTCCACGATCCATACGGTGAGATGGATAACGTCAACGGTGGCTACGTCAAAGTTGGCTCCGGTGGTAAGAGTGTCAAATACACCTGGCGTAACTGGCTGAAGCGTTGGGAAGTTGAAGGTCCAGGGACTGGTTGGTTCATGACCTTCAGACCAGTACAGCAGACACGCCCACTCGTTACCTACGACAACACCTGGGCTGGTGTCAAAGCCGCTGCAACTGCTGCAGGCAGCAAGCATCCCACCGTTGTGGCTGCACAGTGGGCTCTTGAGAGCGGCTACGGCAAGCACACTTCTGGTAAGAACAACTACTTCGGTATCAAAGGAACCGACGGCCAAGGCACACTCCAACGTACCACTGAATTTGTCGGTGGTATGGAGATTAAAACAGACGCCTGGTTCAAAGACTACCCATCACTCTTTGAATGTGTCCAAGATCTCGTCAACAAGTGGTACAGAGACTACAAGAATTACAAAGGCGTCAACCGTGCAGCCTCTGCTGAGGAATGTGCCCGCCTCCTTGTCGTCGAAAAGTACGCTACTGATCCCGCTTATGCGGACAAACTAATACGTATCTTGCGGGAACATGATTGAAGCCGCCGTATCTGGCACTATTGCCGTCTTCACCGCAGTTGTAGCACTGCATTCACGTATGCATAACCGTATTTCTGATGTAGACAAACGCATTGATCAGGTCGAATTGCGTATTGCTGAGAAATACGTGCAACGTGAAGAATTATCCTCAGCACTTCAAAAGATGGAGGATCACATGATCCGCATCGAGAATAAGCTGGACCAAATTGTTTTGAGAAATGGCTAAGAAAGTAAAGGCCACTGAAGATACTTTCAATGAACTCCATAATCTTGTCACTGCAGAACTCATCAGTCGTATCAAATCTGGTGAGGCATCCACTGCAGACCTAAAGGCAGCCTGTGACTGGCTTGCAAAGAATGACATCACTGGAGTTGCAATGGAAGGTTCCCCTCTTGATCAACTTGTCAACATTCTCCCCAAGGTTGATCCTGAATTAGTTCGGAGTCGAATGAATGGCACGCGACTGGAAAAAAGAGTATAGAGACCGTGCTGAATACTTGAAGTCATACCGTCGTGCTCATAAAAAACAAGATGCAGCACGAGCAAGAGCACGTCGATCAATGGGTGACATTCCAAGTGGTTATGAAGTCGACCACAAAGATAACAACCCAATGAATAACTCCCGTGAGAACCTGAAAATCGTTCCACGTAAAGCTAACCGTGCAAAGGGAGCACGTAAGACGAACGCTAAACGGTAATGACTACAAAACCCTGCAGGCAGTGCGGGGTTGAGAAGAGTCTATCGCAATTTAGATCCAGTAATACCAAGCATGGGTATTATCAGACCTGCAAAGAGTGTTGCAAGGCTAAGGCATCACCCGAGCAGATTGCCTTTTACTACTGGAAATCTAAGCTAAAGAAAGCATACAATCTTACTCCAGATCAGTACTATTCCATACTGAAAGATCAGGGCGGTGGTTGCGCTATTTGCGGTACAACCAATCCTGGAGCAAAAAAGTCGTACTTCTGTGTAGATCACTGCCATCATACCGGAACGGTTCGTGGCCTTCTGTGTACATCTTGCAACATCGGAATAGGTAATCTTAAGGATTCAAGAATGTTACTGCAAAACGCTCTCAAGTATCTAGATGGAAAACCCACAAGTGATGATGCAAACCCTTCAAGCACTTCGCTCCAGCGAGGCAAAGAGAATGTGGAGGGATTGGATTTATGAGCGAGATAACTTTCAATGCGTCTACTGCGGCTCTTCAGACAACCTCACTATTGACCACTGTCGCCCAAAATCAAAGGGGGGGCAAACACTCTCTTCAAATTGCGTTACCGCCTGTCGTTCCTGTAATCAGAGTAAAGGCAGTAGTAACTGGCTCCAATGGATGAGAGCCACCTTCGGTGAAAACCCCAACAAAGAACAGCTTATTCTCTCTTGGATTAATTAACTATGGCACCTAAGAAGCCCTCTATGCTGCAACGTCAACGCGCTCTTCGTAAGCAGCAACAACAAACCAAACAGCAGTCTGCTAAGCAGCTACCACCCAAAGGACAGTCGTCTGCTGATTCACGTCAAGCTCGTGGTCAACGTACAACCACGGCTAAAGCCCAAGCGGCTAACCAGCAACGGGTGATTGCTCGTGGTATGGAAGGGTTTATCCGACGTGGTAAAGCTCAAGATAAACTCGATGCTGCAGCTAAGGGTACTCAAGGTACGGGTACTCGTACTGCAGGAGCGGGCGGTGGACTTGCTAAGCGTCAATCCTCAGCAGTTACCCAGCGCACCAGCAGCAAGCCTGCTACCCAAGGCGGTCGTGTGACACCTTCTGCTTCTGGTCAGACTTCATCTAACCGTGTTCAGCAGGTCCGTGTTCGTGACCTTGGTAGCACCAAGCCGAATGCTATGTCTGGCAGCGGTTCTCGTGCCCTTCCTCCGGGGCGTGCTGGAGGTGGACTTGCCAGAGTTGGTAGTGCTGCAGCTTCCGCAGCCAAGAATCTCCCCAAAGCAGCAAAGTTTGCAACTGGTCTTAAGGGTGGTTTGATCTCTGCCGCCCTTTACGAAGGTGGTTCACGTGCAATCGAGGCAGGTGTTGGTGCATACAAGAATGCAATCCGCACTGAACGCGGTCAACAGGCTGCGTCTTCCGGTCAATCCGGTCGATACGTGCCGGGCAAACAGCAATCTCGTGGCGGTATGGGCGGCGTTAGCAACATTCCTCCTGGTGAAGGGTCACGTAACAACCCTAATTATGGCAAGCCTGCCTCTAAACCCAAA